AGATTGACGTGGATTGAGAACAGACATTCTACTTTGGGTGAAAGTAATATAGTAAAAGATATAGATTCAGGATTTATTGCTACTGGTCAAAATTGGAATGGAAAAGATGTTACTCAAACACAAAAAGAAGTATTACAATTTTTTGGATTCAAAACGCCAAATGAATTATTTTGGAATTGGCAATTTACAGATAATGCTCTTGATGAAACAAAGAGTTCTTACAAAAAAGCAATTCCTGTATTTGATAAAACATTTTTAAAACCATATGATAAGACTAAATAATATATTAAACGAAGTAATTAGTGAAGGCGGTGTTGGTGGACATATGGCACACCCATTTGATTTTGCCGATACAGGCGCTAAATTGGTAGATGTATTTGCAAAATCAGTTAAATCTTTAAAACAAGGAGCTGGCAGTGTAAAGATTGACGGTGTTAATGCAAGTATTCGTATGGTAAACGGTCAATTTGTAATGGATCGTGGATCAGCAAAACCGCTTGATATTAAAGGAATGCGACCTGAGGACTTACAAACAAGATTTGGAGCTGGTCATGGATTTGTCAATATAGGGGCTAAAGTTATTAATATATTCGACGCAGCAATTTCATCTACACAAACTGAGTTAAAGACATTGGGTTTATTAGATAATCCTAATATACTATTCAACATTGAATATGTAGAGGGTCAAACAAATGTACTTGGATATGGAGAAATTGGAAACTTTTTAGCTATTCACGGGTTAAAAGAAATTAAGCCAAAAACTTTTGGTAAAGATGGAAGTGTTAAATCAAGAGAAGCTGTTGAAATACCGTATGATAAAACAGCTATGCAATCTTATATAAACAAATTAAATGTGGTTGCTATGAAGAGTGGTTTTAAGGTATTGGGTAGTGTTGATACTACTTTCAAATCAAAACCAAACCTAGCGAGTGTTTTGACGCAATCAGTTACGTTGTATCCCACAGGTGAAGCTGTAACTAAGTCTTTGAAAGACTGGTTAAAAGGATTACAGTTTAAAACGCCACTGATTACCCGTGAACAATTTTTAAAATCGGTTGATAGTAAAAATATCAGTCAAGATTTTGCCGGTCAAGATGTAAATAAAATAGTTAATGATACTATTGTTTATTTAACCACAATTAAATTGGGAGACGAAATATTAAAAAATGCTACCAGTGAAATTGGCGATTTAGAAAAACACGAAGGTATAGTTGTGAGAGATTCAAGTATTTACAGTGATCCATTTAAAATTACAGGAAGTTTTATTATAAAAGGTCTTGGAAGTAAGTTTAAGAAATAAATTAAATACGTATTTGTTATGAAGAAAGCATCAGGTAAAAGTAATCTAGGCATCGTTAAAGATTACCTAGAAGGCAATCGTCCATTCGTACAAGTTGGCTACGATGCCAATTTGGAGAACAATAAACGCAAAGAAGGTGAAGAATGGGAGGATAGTCAAGGACACAAATGGGTTTGGAAGAATAATAGTAAACGCAGAGTTTCAAAACGTGCCACGATTATTAATGAAAAACGTTGTAAAACGTGTAATATGGATGTTCGATGGGGCAATTATTTGGACGACCGAGTTTGGCCTAAAACTGGATATTGTTACGACTGTTTTATTAATTTTCAAACTGAGTTAAAATTGATGGGTATGTTTGATGTCTATAATGAACTGCAGGATTTAAAAAATGAACGTAGTATTTTAGAAGATTATAAGAAAAAGTTTGAAGAAAGTAAAAAGTTCTGTGAAGAAAATAAAGATAAAGATGTTACATTTCTTGAAGAAGATGGATCATTTGAAAAATGGGATGGCAATATAGATTACAATAAAATATTTGAAGATTTAATTAAAGATATAGGGGTTATTGATATACGATTAGATGAACTGACCCCTAAGATAAAAGAATACGAAGAAAAATATGAGTCAGCCAAATCTCAGAGAAATAATAAAACAAGAGTATAAGAAGTGTATAGAGGATCCTATATACTTTATGAAGAAGTATGTTAAGATTCAACATCCTATTAGAGGCACGGTTGCATTTGAACTATATCCATTTCAAGAAGATGCTTTACAAAACTTTGTTGATAATCAATTAAACATTGTTCTTAAGAGTCGTCAGATGGGTATCAGTACCCTTACAGCCGCTTATAGTTTGTGGTTAATGACATTTCATAATGATAAGAACATTCTTTGTATTAGTATTACGCAAGAAACAGCGAAAGAAATTGTCACTAAGGTAAGATTTGCAAACGATAACCTTCCAAGTTGGTTAAAAGTTCCTTGTGTAGAAGATAATAGATTGTCATTACGATTAAAAAATGGTTCACAAATCAAAGCAGTTTCATCCGCCGGCACAGCAGGTCGTTCATCAGCACTATCTTTACTAATTATCGACGAAGCCGCATTTATCGATGGTATTGAAGAAATTTGGCTGTCTTCTCAATATACACTGTCTACTGGTGGTAGAGCTATTATACTAAGTACGCCAAACGGTGTTGGCAATTTCTTCCATAAAATTTGGGTTGAATCTGAAGAAGGCAAGAATAATTTTAAAACAATTAGATTACCTTGGCATTTACACCCAGAAAGAGATCAAACGTGGAGAGATAAACAAACTGAGTTGTCAGGAGTAAAAGGTGCAGCACAAGAATGTGATTGCGACTTTAGTACATCTGGTAATCAAGTTGTAAGTGTAGATATTCTTGAGTTTTACAAACAAACACATCTAAAAGATCCTGTTGAAAAGCGAGGTAACAATCAAGACCTATGGATCTGGGATTATCCTAATTATAGTAAAAACTACATATTGACAGCTGACTGTGCTAGAGGAGACGGTGGTGATTTTAGTGCATTCCACGTTATAGATATAGAAACATTGGAACAAGTAGCTGAATATAAAGGTCAGTTAACTACAAAAGATTATGGAAACTTATTGGTTAGTGTTGCTACTGAATATAACAATGCTTTATTGGTGGTAGAAAATAACACTATAGGGTGGGCTACATTACAACAAATTATTGACCGAGACTATCAAAATACGTTTTATAGCGCAACTGATTTGACGGTGATTGATGTAGAAAAAACATATTCTAATAAATTAAATACAGCTGATAAAAAGTTAATTCCTGGATTTACAACAACTAGTAAAAATAGACCTTTAATCGTAAGTAATTTGGAGTTATTTTTTAGACAAAAACAAGTGATTATGAAGTCTAAAAGATTATATGAAGAACTGAATGTGTTCGTTTGGAACGGACCCAAAGCAGAAGCGATGAGGGGTTATAATGACGATTTAGTTATGGCAATTGGAATTGGATTGTGGATACGTGAAACAGCGTTGAAGCTTAGAAATGAACAAATAGCTTATAACCGTGCAATCATTTCAAAAATATCAAAAGTCTCAAGTCAAATTTCAATTCCGAAACAAGTAAGCGCGGTACCAGATCATCATAAAACTATGGATTTCACGGTAAATGACAAAAAAGAAAGTTTAACTTGGTTGATGTAAATACTTATATATTATAGATAAATCATATGTCAGATAAATCTTTTCAAGAATTACGGAGTCGGTCTTTATTCGCTCGTTTGAAGCGTTTGTTTTCAAACGACGTGATCGTTCGCAACATTGGTGGTAAAAAACTAAAAGTTATTGATACTGATGAAATTCAGTACGCTACAGATCGTAATAGTTTAAGAGACAGGTTTAATAGATTACGTACTACTTCGTATAATCAATATACTAGAGATTTTAATTTATCATATCAAAGCAGTCGTGTAGAACTATTTCGTGATTATGATACAATGGATATGGATCCAATTCTATCATCTGCGTTGGACATTTATGCAGATGAATGTACAACCCGAAATGAAATGGGTGAAGTAATTCATATCAAATCTTCCAACGATGAAATTAAAAACATTTTGCACAATCTATTCTATGATATTTTGAACATAGAGTTTAATTTATGGAGTTGGTCACGGTGTATGGTTAAATATGGTGATTTTTATCTACGACTTCATATTAGCCCTGAATATGGTGTTTATTTGGTAGAACCATTGAGTACATATTATGTAACACGTGTAGAAAATGCACATTTGACCAATAAAAACTTTGTTAAATTTCAAGTCAATTTGCCATATGGAAACAAGATGGAGGATTTGGAGAACTATCAAATTGCTCATTTTAGATTATTGAGCGATAGTAACTTTCTCCCATATGGAAAAAGTACTTTAGAAGGCGCCCGACGTGTTTGGAAACAATTGAGTTTGATGGAAGACGCAATGTTAATTCATCGTATTATGCGTGCGCCTGAAAAACGCATTTTCAAAGTTGATATTGGTAATATTCCACCAAATGAAGTTGACAATCATATGCAACGTATTATGGACCAAATGAAAAAGGTACCATATTTGGATCAAGAAACCGGAGATTATAATTTAAGATTCAATCTACAAAACATGGTAGAGGACTTTTTCTTGCCTGTTCGTGGTAGTGATAGTGGAACCAGTATTGAAAATTTATCTGGATTAGAGTGGACTGGTACCGATGACATTGAGTATCTTCGTAATAAAATGATGGCAGCACTTAAGATACCCAAAGCATTTTTGGGATATGATGAATCATTGAGTGGTAAAGCTACATTAGCAGCTGAAGACATAAGATTTGCTAGAACAGTAGAACGTATACAACGTATTATGGTTAGTGAATTGAATAAAATTGCGGTTATTCATTTATATAGCCAAGGATATAGAGACGAATCATTAGTAGATTTTACACTGGAATTAACTAATCCGTCCACTATATTTGAAAAAGAAAAAATCGATGTATATAAGAGCAAAGTGGAACTTTGCAAAGATATGCAAGAACAAAAAGTATTTTCTAAGAAATGGATTTATGAAAATATCTTTGGTTTATCAGATCATGATATGATAACTCTGCAAAAACAACTAATCGACGACGCTAAAGGAAATTATAGATTTAAGCAGATTGAAGAAGAAGGCAATGATCCAGCTCTATCCTTTTTAAATAAAAAAGATAAGGAGGGTGAAAGCGGCGGTGGTGGCGGAGCTGAACCAGGTGGTAGTGAGCCTGGGACTGACACTGCTCCTGAAGGAGGAGATGATAGTGGTAAAGATACCGGCGCTGAAGCTGGTGGTGAACCATCAACTCCCCCAAAGTTATCAGAAAAACGTGATCAAACTGGTAGAAAAGATGCCAGTAAATATCCTTTTGGGGAAGATCCACTAGGCACATTAGAAAACAATAGACGCAGTGATTTATCAGTATCGCACAAATATAAAAATGGATCGCCATTGTCTGTGGAGTCTATTAAGGGGCTGACAGATTTGTTAAAAACGTTGGATCAAGAAAAAGAAAGTTTGATGGAAGGAAACAAAAATTCTTTCATGGACGAACAAAATATAAAAGAATAGTATAATTCCTATATATTTAACCACATTGATTATATTTATAAATAATAATAAATAATATGCACAAGAAAGCAAAACATTCAAAATTCAAGAATGCTGGAATATTGTTTGAACTACTCACTCGACAAATTACATCAGACATTCTAGCGGGAAAAGATGAATCATTTACTAAAAATTTAATGTTCAAGTACTTCCACGAAAGTAAAGAACTTGGAAAAGAGGTGCAGCTTTATAATTTTATTTTACAACAAAAAAGTAAAGATGTATCTTCGGCCGAACGACTTTTGGGTGTTGTATTACAAACACGATCTAAACTTGACGAACGTGAATTAAATAAACAAAAGTATAGTATCATCAAAGAAATTAAAGAAAAATATAACATTGATGATTTTTTAAAGAACAAAATCCCAAATTATAAGTTATATGCTTCCATTTATAAATTATTTGAAGACCAAGATAAAAGTGGGGTTAAGTTTGAAGTTACTGAGTTAATAGAATCCAGAGAGTACATCGTTGAAAATTTGACAAAAGAAAAGAAGTCGGATCAAGAATCGTTGGATGTTTATGGAAGTCAAACTGCAGACGTTAGATTGTTAGCATACAAGTTTTTAATTGAAAATTTCAATAGTAAATACAACGATTTATTGCCAGATCAAAAGAAACTATTGAAGGAATATATTACCAATGTTTCAAATTCCAGTAAATTTACAAAATATGTCAATGAAGAATACAAAAGAATCAGCTTGGTATTAAAAGACCAAGTAAAAAATGTTACATCTGACGTAGTTAAAATTAAAATAAATGAAGTTATTAGTCAATTTTCTACTAAATCTTGTGCCGGTATAATTAAAGAAAATCAATTGACATCTTTATTGAATGCGTATGAATTAGTAGAAGAAATTAAAAAGATTGATGTCAAAAATGAAACAAAATCTTAAAGAAAAGATTAAACGAATTTTAACCAAGTTAAAGGTTAAAAATGAAGCTAGTACAACAGGTACAGGTGCGGTCGCGTCTGGTCCTGTTTCAGTTGGAGGCGATGCTGCTAGAACACCATTTGCATTTAGCCGCCGTGGACCAGGAAACATTAGAGCAGCGACACAATTGGGATATAAGTTAGCTAAAGCTATCAAAAGAAGTAATGGATATAAGTTGGAAAATCAAATGTATAGTGGTCCGGCTTACGCAACACCAGCACAATCAATTGAATTAGGCGATACATATACTGACGAAAATGGTTTGGTTCAACACAATGATCCTGATATGGATCCCAATTTAATTGGATATAAACAAGGTGCTTTACCTATGTATGAGAGATTTGATACTCTTAAATACGAACAAGAAGATAAACCAGTTGCTGCCCCACAACCTGTTCAACCTGCTCAACCTGCTCAACCTGCTCAACCTGCTCAACCTAAACAACCCGCTGCGGCGCCGTCAGTAGATTTAAAAACATACGATGTTCTTCCTGACTTTACAGCATTTGATACAAAATTAAAAAGTTCGACTGAAGCATTAAAGAATAATCTTCAAAAGTCAATACAGGATAAAATTTTGGGTAAGAAGATTGTGGTTAGAGCTAGTAAAGGATACAAACAGCCTGAAACAGATTATACAATCAATGTAACAGGCGTTGCGATTGATTATTATTATGATAGATATGTCATCATAATTATTGGACGAGAGGAAAATAAACAAAAGGTGGCTAAATTCTTTGTTAAACCAGGATTTAAACTTAAAATTTTAGGCAATGCTGATAATTTGAAGCCAAAGGATCAATATCAAGTTGCTAAATCAAAAGCATTAGTTGAACCAAACAGTCAACAAAATGTTGTTCCATCAAACAAAATAACCGCTGATAAAGAGGATGCGACTACTCAAGATCAAAACGCACAAACGGGAACAACACAACCTAAAGCTTAATATATATGAAACAAGTACTGATAGATATTTTACCATTTGAATTTAAAAAAACATCTTTAAATGAATCTCTTAAAGATGGAAAATTATACGTAACCGGCGTATTACAACGTGCCGACGCAAAAAACCAAAACGGCCGTGTGTATCCAGTAGATGTGTTGAAGAGAGAAGCTGAGAAATATATGCAAAATTTCGTTAAACAACGTCGTGCTATGGGTGAATTAGATCACCCAGAATCATCTGTTGTTAACTTAAAAAATGTAAGTCATAATATCGTAGATATGGGGTGGGAAAGTAAAGATTTAGTTGGTACAGTTGAAATTCTTCCTACGCCTAGCGGTAACATTTTAAGAGACTTGCTACAATCAGGTATTCTTTTGGGTATTAGTAGTCGCGGATTAGGAAGTGTTAAAAAAGATATGCGTGAAAATGCAGATGTTGTACAAGACGATTTTGATTTAATTGCGTTTGATTTCGTAAGCAATCCAAGTACACAAGGAGCTTTTATGTATCCACAGGGAAAAATCAATGAAAGCGTTGAACAAAAAATAATAATTAACCCATATAGTAATGTTGAAAGAATTATTCACAACATTCTATCAGAACTATAATATTTATAAAGTATGAAATTAAAACATTTACTGGAAAACTCTACGGAATCGACTTATGTCGCTTTGACCAAAGAAGAAAAATCAAAAATGGTCGGGGTTATTAAATCTTACAACGAATATCGTAAAGGATTAAAAGCTGATAGTGTCTATGAAACAGCACAAAAAATTATGGAAGCTGTTAATTTAGCAGAACGATATGCTATTAAAGAATGTAACGAATGGATGGAAGCTAAAATGGTGGAACGTGATATGAAAGAAATCAAACGTGATGCCGCTAAGATGTACGAAGAAGCACAAAAGATGAAAGCTATTGAACAACAACTTGAAATGTTGTATGAACAAGTTGGTATGAGATTGGAACGTTATTTTGAGATCGCAGATTCAATGAATGAAAATCCACAAACAACCAATGTTAGTACTAACGCATCGGTATAGAATCGATAAATTCCAACATCGAGATAAACGATTCAAAAACATATTTTCTATTTGATTCTAATACATAACCTTCGTCTGTTTTATAGACGAAGGTTTTTCTCTTTTCATTAACCATATCTAAAGAGGGAACTTCTACTTCAGAGAACATTCTGTACTCGTCATCTATACGAAAATCCATTTCGCCTAACAAATCTATCTCCATAAAATTCCATCCATTTGGATTATCTATATCTTCAAGTTTGTACATTTTTTCTTCTTCAAAATTATCATTATTTATAAAGTTAATTAATTTTGGCGATTTGTACTTGTTATAACTATTATTCATTTCACGTACATCGGGATTTGAATAAGCGTTTTCTTCGCCAGTTCTTTTTATGAACTTATAATTATCTTTTTTAGAATTCATATGTTTAGAAAAATTGGGATTAAAATTATAGGCCATAAGAGTTAATTCTATCTATAAAGTCTGCTAACGAACTTGTTTGTTCACTATCTTTGTTTTTATCTACACCGGTACTCAACATACTAAATATTTCTTTTTCTGGTCGATCAGGATAGGTTCTTTGTACAAAACAAGCATAAACAATTAAATTTTCATTTTTTTGATCTATTAATTTTTTAAACACATACTTTTTTGTACTACCGTTACTGAATATTTCGGTTTGTATCTGTGTGTTTTCCGGCGCATTTGGAATAAAATTGGTTTTGCCAAATCCGCTAAATCCATTTTGCTTATTTTGAAATATCAACATTTCTTTTTTGACAAATGGAACTCCTTCGTTTTCTTTCAACACTTGATTAAAAGATTTTCCTTTGATAATGTCAAAATCACTCAGTGAATACTCAGACTCTTTGAGACTTTTCAATATTTCTTTTAGTTTGGTAAAATCTTTAACGCTACTTGGTTTTATAGTACTAGCCATTGTACGTACTGTTGAAGATACTTTTCCAGGTTTAATTTTTCCTTTTTGTAAGGCTCGTACTAATCTGAATAGTCTCGCTTGCTTTTCACTTTGTGCTGGCATATATCAATAAATATAAAATATTTTGATATATTTACGTTTTTAATTATATTTATTATTCAAATACATCATTCTTTGATGTGACAGCGATTTATCTTCTTTGGAGTTCTTCAATAGCTTCATAAACAAATAACAATAAGAAAGGCAGAAATATAATTATGAGCGATCTATTAAAAGAAAGTATTGCGGATGCAAAGGCTGTTCGTGAAACAGCATTGGCAAATGCAAAAACCTTCCTTGAAGAAAGTTTTGCAAACAGTATGAAAGAAATGTTTGCGGACAAACTCAAAGAAGAAATGGCAGAAGAATCAACCGAAGAAGAAGAAGGTAAGATTGAAGAAAAGCTTGCATCTTCTAACATTGGTAAAAATGATGGTTTAACAGCTAAGACTTCTAAGCCAGCAAATCCATCTACACTCAAGTCTACATCTTCAAACGGTAAACAAGAATTTGATGTTAAACTTGAAGAAGAAGCTTCATCTGAAGAAGGCGATGAAGTAACTAGTGAAGAACTAGATGAAATTCTAGCTGAATTAGAAGGCGAAGTATCTGACGAAATGCACAGTCAAGGTTCTTCTGAAACACCCGATACAGGTGAAGAAATGGGCGAAGACATGGGTGATATTAATCTAGACGAACTTCTTGCTGAACTAGAAGCTGAAGATCCTTCTGCACTAGCTCCAGCTCCAGCTCCAGCTCCTGTTGCTCCTGATGCTCAAGCACCTGTAGATCAAGTACCTGCAGCTCCCGCTCCAGCACAAGTTCCATCTCCTTCTGAAGGAGGATATGCAGACGAAGTTTCCGCCGAAGAAATGGCAGAAGCTTTGGTCGCTATCAACGAAGAAAACGAATCTCTTAAGAAACATTTATCAGAAGCTCTAAGCACTGTTAAGTTTATGAAGGGCGTTCTATCTGAAACCAACCTATTGAATGCTAAGTTGCTTTATACCAACAAGTTGTTCAAAGGTAAGAGTTTAACCGAAGATCAAAAACTTAAGATCATTAACACTTTCGACTTGACCAGAAACATCCGTGAAGTCAAGTTGGCATATACAGTTTTAGCCGAATCATTTAATTCCGGTGCATCAGTTGTCAAGAAAAAAACCAATACAACTGCTCACACTATCACCGAAGGTTTGGCAAGCAAACAAGTATCATCAACTAAGCCAGTATCTACTATTGTAGAACCACACGCTGACGAGATGACTTCAAGATTCCAAAAACTCGCAGGAATCAAGAAGTAAAATTAGTTTGCGAGTAAAAACCTAACAGTAATTAAATAAAGAAAGATACAAATATGAGTATGGATATTAAAAGTCTATTGACAAACAATATGAATCCACAGGCCAAATTAATGGCAGAAACACGTGGACTACAAGGCAAATGGGAAAAGACAGGCCTCCTAGAAGGTTGCAAAGGTGTTGAAAAAGCACATATGTCAATCCTATTAGAAAATCAAGCAAAACAATTGCTTGACGAAGCAACCACAACTGGTACATCTACCAGTTCAGAACAATGGGCTGGCGTAGCTCTTCCATTGGTTCGTCGTGTGTTTGCTGAAATCGCTGCGAAGGAATTCGTAAGCGTTCAACCAATGAATCTACCATCTGGTCTAATCTTCTATCTAGACTTCAAGTATGGTACTAACGCTCCTGGTTCAGATTTGCGCAACTTGAACAACGGTAGTTCTGTAACTACCCGCGCCGGTAAGCAATTGAACGACAGTTTGTTTGGTGGTACAGGCAAGAAATTGGGTTCAACTGATAGCGCAGTACGTGGTTTATACGGCCAAGGTGCTTTTGCATATTCAGTTCGTCCAGTAAGTAGTTCCGCTATTACAATCACGTATTCATCAGGAGCAACCAATAACGGTGGTACAATTCAAACCGCTTCTTGGAATGACGTACAATTTGATGCTGAATTGAGTGGTTCCGTGGTAGCTAAGAAATTGTTTAAAGTAATCTTGAATCACGATGATAATAATACCCCTGTATCAAGTTACGGAAATCTATACAACGTTGACTTGAATGCAGTGCGTTCATTCAACTTGATCTCAGGTTCAGGTGCGACCAATCCAGGCGCACTCATTAAAAACGGTGTGGTGTTGAACACTTACAGCAAAGCGGTCAATACTGGTAGTTTGAGCAATCCATTCTATCAAACTGTATACATCGTATCCGCTTCACAGAGTACATTCGCTGGCGCCGCCTCCGGTCCAAGACTTAAATTGATCTATAGTCTACAACCTACGGACAACCTACGTGGTGACTTTGAAGCTGGTAAGACACCAGGTGAAGGTTCTGGTACAGCTGCTAACGTTGCTACTCAAAGCATCGACACTGATATCAGTATCCCAGAAGTTAACTTGGTACTAAACAGCGAACCAATCGTTGCTAAGACCCGTAAACTAAAGGCAGTCTGGACCCCAGAATTAGCGCAAGACTTGAACGCATATCACTCTATTGATGCAGAAGCAGAATTGACTGCTCTGTTGAGTGAATACGTATCTATGGAAATCGATCTAGAAATCCTAGAAATGTTGAACGGTGCCGTTCAAGGTATAACTACCGAAGCTTGGTCCGCCCAAATCGGTGTTGAATTCAGCAAGGGATTGAATGCAACTACTGGTGACGCAGTATTCACACGTAATGCAAATGCTTCTGCAAATCGTACAGCTTACGTTAAGAGCACTTGGTTCCAAACTCTTGGTAACAAGATTCAAAAGGTATCTAACACAATCCAAAAATTGACCCTCCGTGGTGGTGCTAACTTCTTGGTCGTAAGTCCAGACGTAGCAACCATCTTGGAATCAATTCCAGGATATGTAGTAAACACCGATGGTGACAGTGCTAAGTTCGCAATGGGCGTTGCACGTGTTGGTAGCTTCGCAAGTCGCTTCCAAGTTTACAAGAACCCATATATGACCGATAATATCGTATTGGTTGGTTTCCGTGGAAATAACTTCCTAGAAACAGGCGCAGTATATGCTCCTTATATCCCACTAATCCAAACTCCATTGGTCTATGATCCAGTGAACTTCACTCCACGTAGAGGTGTAATGACCCGCTACGCTAAGAAGGTCGTGCGCCCAGAGTTCTATGGAAAAGTTATTATCGGTGATCTCGATACCGTATAATACTTAGTAGAAATAAAATAACTCAAAAACCCCAACGAAAGTTGGGGTTTTTTCTTGCACTAATCGAAAAATTCGTTGGTATTTTCTACAACGATTTCTTGCACTTCTTCTTTGAACGAAGTATCTTTGGGATAAGGTAGAACTTTATGTTTAAGAGATTTAACCAGTTTCTTATTTTCTATCTTGTTGCTTATAAACTTGATATAACGATGTTTACCGCTTTCACGTTTGCGCCAAAATGTTCTACCAATACGTTCTTTTAGTTTATCTACACTGTGTGTTTTCCAACGTGCATATACACTTCTACTATGTATCCAATCATATTCAGTGGGGCCAATTAAACTAACACTATAGTTAGGCATCAGTGCAATATCCACATAGTTATCACCTTGATATACAAATCCAGTTGCTTGATATATTGTTCCAACGTGACCAGCTTCACTATCCGCGTAACTAAGAATACATTTTATTTGTGGATAATCTGTGTTTAATAATCTAAAACTTTCAGCTATACAATAGCTTTCTATATTTTTACCATAACCATCTGCAATCCACAGTCGTGTTAATTCCAACACATTGTTATTAGTAAGTAGAGGACATATGCTGGTACTTGCATTTCTACCCACGGCATTTCCATATACTAATACACCTATTAGGCGTTCGTTAAAACCACCAAAGAATGTGCTTTCAATATACTCTTTATAATAAACTCCATAAGCTACAGTACAAAGAGACCATTTGTGTGTATAATGGTTTTTTTCAATAAGAGTTTTTGCAACATTCTTATTGATACTTTTGAGATAAAGCAATGAGGTATCACAATATTCGGACATTCCCCCATTATAAACCTATAATAAAGAATGTCAACATTTATATTAAATAAAACAAGCCTTTTGAATTATAAACTACAATTCTGATCTTGGTATCGTTATCTTTAATGATACCGAGTTTATCTGAAATTTGAAATGGACCTGGATGATTACTTGTACGTACACCCATTACTTTATCTTTTATTTTATATACATCCAAATCTGTATTAACAACACTTGCGTGATATTGTCTTCCCAAAGGTATCATTTTCATAATGGTTTATTTGTTGTTGGTTCTGCTTTTTTTACTCTACTTGATGGAAATTCTTTGTTACCAAACTCGGTACCGTGTAAACTGTACAAATGCATTATTACACCGTGTTTTACAATTACATCCCCCAAATCATTTACCAAAACGTATGCTGGTCTATCATATTTCAACATTACAGCTGAACTAACTAATAAATGATTTGTTTCACCCGCATCCATTACTCTTTGAGCATAATTGATTCCATCACCGCTTATATTAAGATTTCCATTGATATCTTCCATTGGAATTACAGGTCCACAGTGTACACCCATTCTCATTTGTAAGTCGGGTCTATCTTTTACTGCTTTAGCTATAGCAACGGCACAATTCATTGCATCTTCTAGATACGTGAAAAATCCCATTACCATACCATCTCCGGTGGGTAATATAATCAACTTTTCAAGAGCATTAGCTGTTTTATATTGCATTGTAGATTTAACTAGTGTACCCAAGTCTTTACAAGCCTTCTTTTGTTCATCTGTGGTTTTTTTACTGTAAGCCACAATATCCATAAAGAATATGAAACCTTCTTGTTCAGTATCTAATTGTAATCGTCCTGATTTGACTTCCACGTCGATCTTGTCAACTTTACGAACTATTTGTTTAACTGGTTTTGGTACTTCAACCTTTGGTTGTTCTTCTTTCTTTTCTACAACCGGCATATTCTTTAATTTTAAAAAGTCTTTCCAGTTAATCTTTTTTGTTGGTGCATCTTTCTTTTTTGGTTCTTTTGCAGTCTGTTCTGCTTCTAGTTTCTTTATTGCTTCTTCTTCACGATTGCGTTTTTCAATGAATAACGCAATTTGTTTCTTAACTTCATCTGTAATATAAATGTTTACATCTTTACCATTACCACCCGTATCGTGTTTCTTCTTTCTTAAAGCACCTTTGGCTTGTAAATAACTTTGCATTTCTACATTGCCTGTCTTGAATGCAATGTCTAACGGAGCAATTTCTCCCTTAAAATCTGCACCATTAACATTTGCACCCAAATGTACCAAAAACTCCGTCATATCAACATCGTTAGCATTAACGGCGTAATGTAATGGCATCCATCCATTCTTTTCATCTCTACCATTAATTTTACCGTCTTTATCAAAAAATGACTGTACACCTTCAAAATCACCGGTTTCAGCACAAAAATGAATATTAACACCACCAGCAGATTTAGCGCCATTTTTATTTAACAACTTAACAATTTCACCTCTATTAACATTGGATAACACATCTATTGGATTGTTTTTACCTAAGAAATCTTTCTTGTTGACATCAGCACCTTTAACAATTAAATATTCAACCAAATGTTTTTGTCCATAATTAACCGCATAGTGTAGTGCTGTCCAACCTTTACCAGCGTCAACTTCATTGATATCTTGTTTTTTACTCAACATTTCTTCAATAGAAACAATATCACCATTCTTAGCAGCCAAATGAAAACTGCTACCACTACTATATTTTGCACCTCGACCTTGCAATAATTCTGAAATGTGTTTAAACCCTTTTTGTTCAGATATATCTAATGCAGTATTTTTGCTTGTCCAATCTTTTACATTTACATCGGCGCCACGATTTAATAACAATTTGACTATTTCTATTTGATTTTCTTCTACTGCAACAACCAATGGTGGATTGCCGGTATCGTCATCTCTCTGATTAACGTCTATTTTTTCTTTTTCGATGCAATTGTATACGTTATCATACAACCCTCGTTTAATGTGGGTAAAAATATTGATTGCCATAAGTAAATTAGTCTTGTTTGTTTTCTTTTTTGAAACGAGCCAAATCCAACTGAGGTAGTGGTTTTTCTATATTTAGACCGGCCAATCTTTCATTTTGAATAACTAATTTACTGCCACCTACAACCTTACCATCTACTACATCATATATAAAGAATACCGTTTTGGTTAAACCTACACGTACAATTCTTCCTGGTTTACCATCAACATATACAACGTCATCTTCTTTATAATCGGATCCAATAAACATAAAAAGCGCAGCTGCTAACTTTTCAATGCTTGATTTGAATATTAGAATTACTAAACCGGCTAAGAACATCCAGACATATTTGCCTGTCATATCTTGCGCTGTTGATTCTAATACTTTTTCTGAAATTACTTGTACAGTATTTGTGTCCATATTTGTTTTTGGTTATTTAAAACGAGTTTAACACCTAAAACAATTATATAATAAATATATTTAATTATCTCACTTCGTCCACTTTTGTTCTTTCAAGATATCATCAATCAAATCTTTTTCAGAGTTGTCCATTTCTTTGTCAAATCTCTTTAACACTTCGGTCAATGGATATACTCTGTCAGGAGATTCTTTTTGCTTTTCTTTGAGTTCTTGAATTACATCAACTATCTTAGTAAGTGGGGACTTATATTCATCAACTTTGTCTTTTGAAGCAAAGTTAGATATTTCAAATGCATGTGGAGTTAATACTTTTACCAAACTTAATAGTCCGGATCCGATCATATTGAATATACTAAATACTGCACCAGCTGCTGGATGTACTGTTGCTAATATTCTAAGTATAACGAATACTACAACAAATATGATAATTGCGGTTAAAGCACTAATAAAGAACTTTTTTAAACCCCAAAATACAGCATTTAATCCAAACATACCACTCATTGTATCAAGTGTAGCCTTGCTTTGATCTGCTTCTTTTGCAATTTCTTTTGCTTTATCAGTCATTTGCCAAAGTTCATCATCATACTTTTCTTTTAAAGCAGACTTTTCTTTTTGTAATTTGTTTATGATTTCGTCCCGTTGTGATAATAATTGATCACCTTTTTTTCGTTCTTCAGCTACTTGAGAATTAAGCAGATCAACTGTAGCTTTAATTCTTTTAATTTCATCTATGTGTGGAGAACCAACGATAGAAATTACTCGTTCATTCAAAGATTTAGCTGTTTCTACTTGTATAGGCGCATTAGTTACTTGACTTAACGAATGTTGAATACCAATTGATAAAGAAGAAGTTTGTACTATTTTACCTTTTTCTACTTTTTCCAATTCTACCATTGTATTGTCTACTTTGGCTTCTTGTTTTGCAACGGCATCTTGTGCCACACTAACTTGCTTTGCTGATTTAACCTCTGATGAAATACATCCAGTTAATATCAAAATTACAATAGTATAAAACAGTTGCTTTTTAAAGTTCATATAATATAAATATTACTTTTTATAATAAAACTGATATTTATACTCAAAGAAAAGTATAACCGTGTAATAAAAGGTAACGGCAGTTGAAAAGTAAGAATAACAAAACACATATGAAATTAATCGATTTGCTAACCGAAGTTAAAATGTATGAAAGTCTAGGATTACCAGCATCGGCTGTACAGTCATTAGATTCATTTGTTGCACAAGAATTAGACGAAGCTGATATGTTAGGCGCTGGCACCACAGAATTGCCATCCGATGAATTACAAGGATATTTAGACAGATCGGCCGGTCAACCTGCAGTTTATAAGAAAACTGGATTGCCTAAATTGGATAAAAAAGGTAAACAAAAGTATACTACTACAAAAGATCCAACTGATAAATTCAAGTATCCATATGTACATCCAAAGCTTGCCAGAGAGATACAAATTGTAGATCCAAGTGGCCGTAGGTTTGATTTAAACAAACTAAAAACCCATATCACCACACGTCCTGATAAGATTTTAAAACAAAATGAAAAAATTTCACACAGTGGCGGTGAAAGTACTCAGTTTTATAATATAGGATTGCCAGCTTTACAAGGACTTGGTTATGACGAAAAGAATCAAAAATTTGTTATCATAAATACGTGTCCAGGCGCAGGTGCATGCAAAGTTTATTGTTATGCTAAAAAAGGCGGTTATGTACAATATGTACCAGTTAACACATCGCAAACAAGACAACTTAACTTTTTGTTGAACGATCCGGATGGTTATAAAAATATGTTATCAAACGAAATTCGTGCAGCAGTTGAAAAAAATTCAAAGAAAAATGTAAAAACTGTGATTAGATGGCATGATTCAGGCGATTTCTTTAGTCCTGATTATGTAAACCTAGCATATAGTGTTGCAAAAACATTTCCCAACGTAGACTTTTATGCTTATACTAAAATGGCAGATGTGGCTAAAGGTGATAAACCAGTCAATTTCAAGATGAATTTTAGTGCGGGTGCAAAACCTGATCAAGAAAAACAAGTCGATTTTAAAACAACTAAACATTCAACTGTAGTACCAAAGCAAATGTTTGCTGATTTAGTTGATAGAGAAGAAGTACCAGATCCAGATAAGCCAAATAAAACAATTAAAAAGTTGGTTTATAAATCCCCATCCGCTATTGATATTTTAAAGAAAAAGTTAGCATTAAAGTATAATGTTTCTGAAGACAGTGTCATTACCTACGATGAAATGATGAAAATTCCTGTGGGAGATAAACCAAAGTGGAATGTTATAGTTAAACCAGGTGACGGCGACGATAGTGCAAATAGAGCAGATGTAGTGGGTACTTGGTTATTAATCCACTAATTTAGTTGTATTATCTCACTCCAGAGATATTTATAATCAATGAGTGCTAATTTGGACCAAGATAGGGTAAGATGGCCCGGGAGTGGTAGTAGTGTTAATATAAACACTGTGCCATTTGGCTATTATCTAAACGAAAGTTGCGTTGGAGCTGAAACCACATTTGCAAATGATTGTAGTAGCAGTGCGATGTGGGCAGCAAAACGGTTGGGGTATCCAATCGTTGATATTGAAATGATCGACGTTAATTTCTACGCATGTTTTGAAGAATCTGTACTAGAATATAACCGTGTAGTTAATGAATTTAATATTGTTAACAACATGGTTGATTTACAGGGATTGCCTCAAAATAAATATAAAAATTTAACGGGGATGGGCGTAAAGAGTACTGGTTTACCTTTTATAGTTCAACTGAGCAAACAATATGGAGCCGAAGCACTTGTTGGCGGTGAATATGAAGTTAAGCGTAACTATGTAACTATTAGTGGTAGTATCAACCCTGGCAAAACACATCAGGTTTATGACTTGAATACCTTAATTGGTCGAGACATTGAACATTTAACTGGGTCACGAATTGAAGTAAAAAGAATATTTCATAATAGACCCCCAGCAATTGCTCGTATATACGATCCATTTAGTATGACAGGAATGAGTTACAGTAACGTACTCGGTGAAATGGGATTTGGGGCTTATAGTCCTGCTACACAATTCTTGATGACTCCTATTTTTGAAGATTTGGAACGTGTACAGGCCATTGAATTCAATGATATGGTTCGTAAAAGCGCTTATAGTTTTGAAATTTTAGGTAATAACAAGTTGAGAATATTTCCAATACCATCTGAAAATTTCAAGGTATATATAGATTACATCGTTGAAAGTGAACGTGATATTACCAACTTTTATAGTGGATCTCGTTATGAATATATTAGTGACCCCAGTGATATTCCATACGAATACTGCACATATTGTAAAATTAATCAGCCTGGTAAACAGTGGATTAAAAAATATTTCTTAGCGTTGTGTAAGGAAACATTGGGTCGGATTCTTCAAAAATATAGTACAGTACCAATTCCTGGTGGAGAAGTAACTCTTGATGGCGCTGAATTACGATCCGAAGCCAAAGAAGAAAAAGATTCATTGCTTGAAAAACTAAGAGATATGTTGGAAAAGACACTTCGTGTTAATCAATTAGAAAATAAAGGAAAAGAAAGTGAAGAAATGAATAAGATGTTGTCCCGTGTACCTTTACATATTTATATAGGATAAAACATATGGCTGCACCTGTATCTCCACAGTATCCAAAAACGGATCCAAAATTTAAAGAATATTGGACATCAACTCGCACAGATGTTGGTATTTATAATAACAACTATTCACCTGGTAGATATTTTTCTTCAAGAGACTTAAACTTCTTGAACAGCGTTAGTTCTGAATTAATAGGTGATATAATTGAATGTGTTGTTCAAGTATTTAAGATTGCTGCTTATGAAACCAATACCAATATTTATGGTGAAAGTAGCAGTGACAAAGGAAAGGTGTTCTATTCGGGTATTGATTTGAGTTGTCTTGTTCAACGTGAAGATATTAATACTGAAAATCAAGGTTATGGACCTGATAGAAAACAAGACATTGTTTATAGATTCAGAGAACGTGATTGTATTACCACCAACTATTTTCCAGAAATTGGCGATTTGGTTTTGTACAATCAACGTTATTACGAAATTGATAATGTTATCCAAGAACAATTTGCGGGTGGTCATCCAGACAAGTCTTTGAGTTTAATTGTTAATACTCATTACACAAGACTAAGCAAACTTAACCTCGTAGAAAGACAAACATAATTTATGGCATGGGGTCCAAATACTAATGTAAATCCACCGCCAAATCCGATTGAAAACGCATCAGCTCAATCAGATAGTAAAAAGCTTTATAATAGAGCCAATGCAACTCGCCGTGATACTGATAAACAGAAAAATTTCACGGTTACTTTATTAGATATTGATACAGCTATTATTAATACTTTGAATGATACACTCAGACTTCAAGTTAATGATAATGGTGAAGTTGTAAAAGTACCAGTTATATATGGCAATCCTGAAAGATGGTTTGCTATGAAAAAGTTTGGTCATATTAGAGATAATCAAGGCAAAATATTGTTGCCAGCCATAATGTTTCGTAGAAAAAGTGTTGAAAATAACAAAGAACTTGCCACGTTTAATCGTTATCTAAACTACGAAACTATAATGAATTATAGTGAAAAAAACAAGTATGATCGTTTTGATCTAATGAATAAAGGTGTTTTTACTAGCAAACCAACCAAACAAATTTATAGCGTAAGTTTACCAGTTCACGTAAATATAACATACGAATGCATCATTTGGACTGATTATGTAGATCAAAATAATAAGTTACTGGAACAAATAAACTACGCAGCTAAAGACTACTGGGGTGACGCTGAGAGATTTAAATTTAGAGCTAGGATAGACAGTTATAGCATCGAACAAGAAGTTAACGACGGCGAAGATCGTAATATCAAAACAACGTTCGATATAAATGTCAACGCTTACTTGTTAAATGAAAATTATATAACAAATTTAAACGGGGTAAAAAATACTACCCAAAAGCTATTTACCGTAAGAAAAGTAATGATGCAAGAAAATGCTGTTGCTAGTGCGAGTGAAATGGGCACAATTACAACTAATATTATTAAAAACAATAGCAATCTAAAAGACAGTCCATTGGATTATACCGATGTAACTGGTCAAGGTACAATGGCATTAAAGCCAAATGAAGTAACCAATTTAGATGGTTATAACAAAATACCGTCAAATTATCAAAATATAGTAAATACGCCATTTCACCCAGCACCTAAATCTATTACTGATTATGGTGAAAATGGATGGTTAGCATATGACAGTAAGTATATTTACGTATATCAATATCCATCTGGGTGGTTAAAAAGAGAAATTGCTACATTTGACTATGATTATAGTAGTCAAACATATATAAGTGGATATGACTGTAATGGTAATCCTGTATACACTACAGCTAATAAAAGACCTATAAATACAGCTTTCAGAATATTTCAAAGATTTCCTGATAAATTCTATCATCAAGTGCCATATCAGTCATCTGATTATGGAGAAGATGGATGGGTAAGTTATGATGGTAATTATTTTTATATTTATAGCACATCACAATGGAGACGAATACCAATTACTCTATTTAATTAATAATAATTAGTATTTCAATTTTTATACATTTTGTTGGTATTGCTTAATGGTTTTCTTTATATTTATTAAAAATGTCAACATTGAAGAAAGATCCATGTGAAGTTTCTCCATTAAAATTGGACAATGCTTTGTATGACTACAAAAAATTAACAGCGACTTTTAAAGATCCTACTACACCACTGTTTCTTAAAATAATCGAAGAATTACGTGTTATTATTAATTGTAATGCCAATTTACAAAAAAATACACAGTCTATACAAGAATTTCCATGTGATTCAAAAACAGATACATGGGTATATAATCATAATTTAAATTCGGAATTTGTATTGTTCATTGTATATGATCAAGATTTAAATCAAATAATACCTGAAAGCATAACTTTAAACAATAAAAACACAGCCACAATAAAATTCTCATTTCCTGCATGTGGTTATGTTTTTGCTATAGGTAGTAATGTAAGTACAAGTGGTATATCTGGCACAGGCACAAGTGGTAGTAGCGGTCAAAGTGGATCTAACGGAACAAGCGGAACAAGCGGAACAAGCGGTACTAGCGGAACTAGTGGCGAAAGCGCATTAAGTGGTACTAGTGCTACTAGTGGTAGTAGTGGTGAAAAAGGTTCATCTGGATCAAGTGGTACTAGCGGAACGAGTGGATTTAGCGGAACGAGCGGAACTAACGGAACTAACGGAACAAGTGGTACAAATGGAACTAGTGGATCTAGTGGTACAAGTGGATCCAGTGGTACAAGTGGAAGTAGTGGTAGTAGTGGATCTAGCGGATCTAGTGGTACAAGTGGTACAAGTGGTACAAGTGGCGAAAGTGGAACTAGTGGTACAAGCGGATCTAGTGGTACTAGCGGATCAAGTGGAACCAGTGGATCTAGTGGATCTAGTGGATCTAGTGGTACAAGCGGATCTAGTGGAACCAGTGGAACTAGTGGAAGTAGTGGAAGTAGTGGAACCAGTGGAACTAGTGGAAGTAGTGGAACCAGTGGAACCAGTGGAACTAGTGGAAGTAGTGGATCAAGTGGAACCAGCGGAAGTAGTGGATCTAGTGGATCTAGTGGTACAAGTGGAACAAGTGGAAGTAGTGGTGAAAGTGGTACCAGCGGAAGTAGTGGATCCAGTGGATCTAGTGGTAGTAGTGGATCTAGTGGATCTAGCGGAACTAGTGGTACAAGTGGATCTAGCGAATCAAGTGGATCTAGTGGATCAAGTGGTACTAACGGAAGTAGTGGATCTAGCGGTACTAGTGGTGAAAGTGGTACTAGTGGTGAAAGTGGATCTAGTGGCGAAAGTGGATCTAGTGGTGAAAGTGGTACTAGTGGTGAAAGTGGTACTAGTGGTGAAAGTGGTACTAGTGGTACCAGCGGATCTAGCGGAACTAGTGGATCAAGTGGAACCAGTGGATCTAGTGGTACAAGTGGTACAAGTGGATCCAGTGGAACCAGCGGATCAAGTGGATCCAGTGGAACTAGCGGATCAAGTGGATCCAGTGGAACTAGCGGATCAAGTGGATCAAGTGGTACAAGTGGATCAAGTGGTACAAGTGGATCAAGTGGTACAAGTGGATCAAGTGGTACAAGTGGTACAAGTGGTACAAGTGGTGAAAGTGGTACAAGTGGATCAAGTGGATCAAGTGGTACAAGTGGTACAAGTGGTACAAGTGGTACAAGTGGATCAAGTGGATCAAGTGGATCTAGCGGATCAAGTGGTACAAGTGGATCTAGCGGATCAAGTGGTACAAGTGGTTTAAGTGGAAGTAGTGGTACAAGCGGATCTAGTGGTACAAGCGGATCTAGTGGTACAAGCGGATCTAGTGGTACAAGCGGATCTAGTGGTACAAGCGGATCTAGTGATACAAGCGGATCTAGTGGTACAAGCGGAACAAGTGGATCTAGCGGAACTAGTGGTACAAGTGGTACAAGTGGTACAAGTGGATCTAGCGGAACTAGTGGTACAAGTGGTACAAGTGGATCTAGCGGAAGTAGTGGATCTAGCGGATCCAGTGGTACAAGTGGATCTAGCGGATCAAGTGGTACTAATGGAAGTAGTGGATCTAGCGGTACAAGTGGTACAACTGGATCAAGTGGATCAAGTGGTACAACTGGATCCAGCGGATCTAGTGGTTTAAGTGGGTCTAGCGGAACCAGCGGATTAAGTGGTGAAAGTGGATCTAGTGGTACAAGCGGATCCAGTGGTACAAGCGGATCTAGTGGTACAAGTGGATCTAGTGGCACAAGTGGTACAAGTGGATCTAGTGGAACTAGTGGAACTAGTGGATCTAGTGGATCTAGCGGATCTAGCGGATCTAATGGATCTAGTGGTACAAGTGGTACAAGTGGAAGTAGTGGTACAAGTGGAAGTAGTGGTACAAGTGGAAGTAGTGGTACAAGTGGATCTAGCGGAACTAGTGGTACAAGTGGATCAAGTGGTGAAAGTGGATCCAGTGGTACAAGTGGAACTAGTGGTACAAGTGGTACAAGCGGATCTAGTGGAAGTAGTGGTACAAGCGGATCTAGTGGTACAAGCGGATCTAGTGGTACAAGTGGTACAAGCGGATCTAGTGGATCTAGTGGTACAAGTGGATCTAGTGGATCTAGTGGTACAAGTGGTACAAGCGGATCTAGTGGATCTAGTGGTACAAGTGGATCTAGTGGTAGTAGTGGTACAAGTGGTACAAGTGGTTTAAGTGGATCTAGTGGAACTAGTGGTACAAATGGTACAAGTGGCGAAAGTGGATCTAGTGGTACAAGTGGATCCAATGGATCTAGTGGTACAAGCGGAACTAGTGGATCTAGTGGTACAAGCGGATCTAGTGGTACAAACGGAACTAGTGGAAGTAGTGGTACAAGCGGAACTAGTGGATCTAATGGTACAAGTGGAACAAGTGGATCTAGTGGTACAAGCGGATCTAGTGGAACAAGTGGAACAAGTGGAACAAGTGGAACAAGTGGAACAAGTGGAACAAGTGGAAGTAGTGGTTTAAGTGGATCTAGTGGAACTAGTGGTACAAATGGTACAAGTGGCGAAAGTGGATCCAGTGGTACAAGCGGAACCAGTGGATCTAGTGGTACAAGCGGATCTAGTGGTACCAGCGGATCTAGTGGTACCAGTGGAACTAGTGGATCTAGTGGTACAAGCGGATCTAGTGGATCTAGTGGTACAAGCGGATCTAGTGGATCTAGTGGTACAAGCGGATCTAGTGGAACCAGTGGAACTAGTGGAAGTAGTGGTACAAGTGGAAGTAGTGGATCAAGTGGTACAAGTGGCAAAAGTGGATCTAGTGGTACAAGCGGAACTAGTGGTACAAGTGGAACTAGTGGATCTAGTGGTACAAGCGGATCTAGTGGTACAAGCGGAACCAGTGGATCTAGTGGTACAAGCGGATCTAGTGGTACAAGCGGAACTAGTGGATCTAGTGGTACAAGCGGATCTAGTGGATCTAATGGTACAAGTGGTACAAGTGGTACAAATGGTACAAGTGGATCTAGTGGTAGTAGTGGTACAAGTGGAAGTAGTGGAACAAGTGGAACAAGTGGAAGTAGTGGTTTAAGTGGATCTAGTGGAACTAGTGGTACAAGTGGCGAAAGTGGATCTAGTGGATCTAGTGGATCTAGTGGATCAAGTGGAAGTAGTGGTACCAGCGGAAGTAGTGGATCAAGTGGATCAAGTGGATCTAGTGGTACCAGCGGATCTAGTGGTACCAGCGGATCTAGTGGTACCAGCGGATCTAGTGGTACCAGCGGATCTAGTGGAACTAGTGGTACAAGTGGCGAAAGTGGATCTAGTGGATCTAGTGGATCTAGTGGTACAAGTGGAAGTAGCGGTACCAACGGAACTAGTGGATCTAATGGTACAAGTGGTACAAGCGGATCTAGTGGTACAAGTGGAACTAGTGGATCTAGTGGTACAAGCGGATCTAGTGGTACAAACGGAACTAGTGGATCTAGTGATACAAGCGGATCTAGTGGATCTAATGGTACAAGTGGTACAAGCGGATCTAGTGGTACAAGTGGAAGTAGTGGATCTAGTGGAAGTAGTGGAATAAGTGGATCTAGTGGAACTAGTGGTACAAGTGGCGAAAGTGGATCTAGTGGA